TATTGCTGCAGTGTGTGTAGCTGGTATATACACAGCTATACCTGCGTTTGATGGTGTGTTAGCTCCATTACCAAAAGCCCATTCGTAAGTTGTATTTCCTAGTGTACTATTTTCTTCTGCCCATATAGGAACCATGTAATTATTAGTTGCTGCACCAGTTGCTCCAGCTGGACCTTGGGTTCCTCCCTGCTTTACTCCATCAATTATAATATCCATTTTAGTTCTTACTTGTGTGCTCGTACCAATCTCCACCTATAGCACACTTAATTCCATTTGCTCCTGCTGTGCATAAAATCATATATTGTTGATTTTGTTCAAGTATCAGTTCACTATCTCCTCTACTTTCTCCACCTATATTGGATTTAAAACCCTCTCCACCAATCCATTTCTCAGTTATTTTTGTTCCGTTAGTGGTTATTGTTGGAGTATGTTTAACTGCAACAGTTGCTACATTAAGACTATTCTGATTTCTGTTTAATGGAGTTATTGAAGTTCCTTCAGCTGCAAGTGTTGGTGATTTGAATAATTGTACTGTTGCAGCCCCTGTTGTTCGAGCTGTCATTACCCAATGAGCCCATTTTGTTGTATTGGGTGTAGTAAATACTAAAGCAATTGTATCAGTATCGTTCATAGTAGTATCTTGATAACCTGCTTTAAAATGACTACCAGCGTGTATTTCGTGGTGTGCATAGTCTATTACTTCTAGAGCGTGGGTCATGGCATCGACACCTGATTGACCAGAAACATATTCTACACCTGATAATTGAACATTACCTATCTGATTTATCCCCGCTGCAATCACTGGGTCAGCAGTAAGAGCAACAGGAGAGTTCTTAATATTAGCAGTTACATCTACAGAGCAAGCTCCAGCTGTTTGAGTGATTGCAACAGTGAATGTTTGTCCAGATGTTTGACCGAAATTGATACTTGCTACAGCAACAGATAAATTGGTGTTGGCTAGACTTTCGTAAATTTTAGTTCCGTTATCTGAAGTTATCGTAATATCTCGTGCTTCTGCTGTAGTGAATTCAAAAGCAACGTTATCGATAATATAATCGTATGCTGGTGTAGCAGTCTCAGAATAAGCTGCAGCATTCAAATCAAAGGCAGTATCTTCAATGACAGTTTCAATTTTTAACTGTGAAGTTGTAGGAAGTGGATTGGCATCGCTTACATCTGAACCAGAATTTTGAATAACACTCCTTTGACTACCGTTAGTAATATCATCATTTGTGACAACAAGACTTCTGTCTGTTGTTATTTTCAATACACCGAAATCATTAGGGTTTACTGAATCACTTGTTGCAACTCCTCCTATAACAAGACCTCTATCTGTAGCAACTGTAAATGCGGCATCGTCTACAAATTCAGAGGCATTTACTGTTTTCATAGCATCAAGAGTATCATCTAAAACTGAATCTCCAAGACGAGTATACATTCCATAGATTGTAGTCCACATACTACCATCTTCGCCTTCCCATCTTTTCCAGGCACCTAATTTATCATCATAGTAATACATTAGTCCATTTATAAGTTGAGGTTTTTGTCCAGCAGCTATAGTTCCATCATCTACTTCTGTTAGAAATCTTGTCCAGGCATCAGAAGGAGTATCAAATCCATAATTTAAATCATTAGTAGTCTGAGGAACTTGAGATTTAGCTATTAGACCATCATCTACGTCGAAAACAAAATCACCTGTTGTAGTAGTTGCTTCTACTGGTAAGGGATTAGCTAAAGTGTAGGCATTGCCTTCTTCATCGAATAGGAAGATTCTCCTATATCTTGGTTCAACACTCATTCTTTCTCTCCGAAGAGTATGACTTCTTCACCATCTACTGCTCGCATGAAGTTATCACCCTCTATGATTTTAACATCATCTTTGTTGTAGATGCCTTTCTTTGATTGTGTTATAATTATCTTGTCGTATAGTTTGATTTTCTTGATATCAAGCTTTTGTTGGCTAGTTGGATAGAACCTATAAAATGTTGCACCTTCTAGTGACATCTTGAGAAACATAAGAATTGAGTCGCCACCATAATTGTCGGCTTTCTGTTTGATTTCCTCTTTGATATCATGCATGAAACGTTGGGAAACATAGACAGCATTCTCAACTGCCATTTCGAAATGGACTCTGTCGTCTAATATTGCGTATTGAATGACGTAGTTTCCCACTGCTTTAATCCTTTTAAAGTCTCTAAACTTAACAGGATAGTAGTTGTTCGGTATCATTGTTTGATGATTACTCCATCTTGAATTTCAACAGCGTCGCCAGTTTTAATACTATCATCTGCACCTTCAAGCCCGACATGCTTTTGACTTACATCGCCCTTGTCACCTTTTAAAGAGTGTTGGGCATATCTTGAGCCGCCTAGTTGAGATGGGTCTTTAACAGCATCAGTTGCACCATTGCTAGTGTTTTCTTTTCCTGTTACATCCATCTGACCGCGTAGTAATTGCATGTTAGCTTGAGTGTCAAAATCACCAGGTGTTTCTGCTGATTGTTCTCCCTCTTGTGCTTGGAGGTCAGTGTCAGCTGGCATTGGCTTTCCTTCCAGAGTGTCATCGAGTCCAATCTTGTTTGCATCTTCCGATTCCTGTTGTGTAGCTGGTATTTCTCCAACCATTGCCGATGCTCTATCAACATCAATGATGCCGGCATTAAGTAAAGCAATTGCGTTAGAGATTAATTGTGTATCATCTGCAGCAAAGATATTCTTCCATTCAACATCTGGATATTTTGGTTCTGAAGCAAGCCATGAATCGAAAGTTACTAAAGCTTCTTCAACAGGGTCTTCGCCACTTACGTAGTCTCTGACTTCTTTCTTCTTTTGGATAGCGTGGAACAATTTAGGCTGGATTAGCTTCTCCTCAATTTGTTCACCTATTAATGATTGGGGTACACGCATCCTTGCAATAAAAGTTTTGTCTTGCTCACTTATCATTCTGTCGGTTGACCCTCGAGATTTAAAGTAAGATTCCGGCGCTCCAGTTGCGGCAAAGAGTTGTGTATCAACGTCAGCTGCCAATTCATTGATTGCTGCCTTTGATTGATTTACTGCAATGACAGTTGAGCTCCATCGGTCAGTAGTAACGGGGTCAGAGCCAGGCTCCATGTCTTCAAGAAGTGAAGTCATCTCGTCCTGTTTGGACTTGACCTGTTTGGGCCCGATACCTTCTGTGTTTAGCTGCCAGTGAATCATTGGCTTGGTGTATTTCTTAAATAATATAGGGTTCAAAATATTGATATCCAAACGAGCTGTTGCTGGGTCAATACATGATTTTACATCGCTAAACCCGAAGGGGTACTCAGTGAAATCGTTGATTTTAAAGTGACAAACATCTTCCGGGTGCATTACGATGGGGGTCGGATAAGAAAGAGTAACACCCGTTAGAATGTTTGGGTTTACTCGGCCATCTGATGGGTAAGAAGCTATCGTAGTACCGCCAATAATAGGAGGAAGATAGATATAAAACAAAATCTTCGTTGTCATTGGGTCGAGGAATATCTTAAGTCGTTCAGGTTGGAGGATAGTTACTTTATCCACTAGTTGATCTTTGTCTCTTCGCAATGCCCAATAGGCATTTCCGTACGTGTAAAGGTGAAAGCCGGTCTTGATAAGCTTCTGAGTATTAATTTTAAGACGCTTGAAGAGGTAACGTCGTATCATTTTTTCTTCTGGTACTTGCTTTGACTCTGAGCCATAGTTGACATCGAAGCCACAACCAAGACCTAATTGAGCTTTAAGTAGAATAGAGGCAAATAAATACGGAACGTTCCAGACTAAGTCGACGTTACGTGCGTAATCTTCAGGTGATTTAATAGATGAGAGTGAGAAGTAAAGAGCCCAACCTGTGAATATCTTACCATTTACGATATATACCCTATCTCCAGCCATAGCCTGAGCATATGGGATACCAAGAACTCTATCATCTTCAGCAGTTTCTAGTTTTTGTTTTTGAACGTATGATTCACTTACGTCGCCATATTCAGCATTTCTTTCGAAACATCGAAATTTACCACTATCGGCAGCTTCTAGAATAAGATTTGGATTTTTGACTGACCAAGTTTTCAAGTCACGAACGTTTCCTTTTGCAAGGGCATGACTTTCGTTAAAGTTCCCGTCTTTATCGAACATACCTTTCTTTTGGTAGGCTTCGAAGACATTCTTCATATCCTTTTCGAAATGCTTATTCATCGAAAGTTCTTTTTTCATGTCCGCAAATTCTTGTTCAATTTTCTTGTTGGTGACTGAATTCTGAAGGACAAAATCTTCAGACAAATTTGTCTTGCCGTCTTTATCAGCTAGAATGAGTTTCTCCTCCTGTGGTTTTTGGGAAGTAGAATTGGTTGCCATAATATATATGAACTTCTGATATATATAAATGTTGTCTTTTTAGAACAAGGACAAAGCAAAAACATTGATAGTTTTGGCTATGACTACGCCAGGCTTACCTAATGATTGTATTTCGACGTCTCATATCAGCTGGTATATACCTGTCTGCACCGGGTCGTCGCATCTGTTTGACAGAGCTGAGAGCGTCCTTGGTGCCACCAGAATATACTCCGTGTGTCTGTTCATCGAACTTTTCCCACGGATTTTGGAAGGACATTACATCGTCTCCAGTCATGATATGCATGTTTTTAAGTGCGAGGAGGATGCTCCACAGTGAATCGTCGTGTTCATTTGATGGATGGAAGTACTTGTAGTTCTGTTGGTCATTGATTTCGTACTGTTGGTTAAGGAATTGAGAGATTAATCTTTCCGCTGACTTCGGAAGTTGTATCTGGTAGTTCTCAAGTAAGATACGTGCAGTAGAAACCATCTCTGCTTTGTTCTTATTGGTGAAAGCAATAGCACCTCGAACGTTCTTACCATCATTCAAAACACCGATATCGTTGTCTTGTAGGGCTTCAATGAACATCTTTTCGTTAGAATAATCGAAGTTAAACTCATAAGGTGAGAATACTCTGTGAAACATTGACAGTTGTTTGGCGATTAGTGTGTAATTTGTCCCAAGTGGGAACTCAATTTGCACTGCCACCTTCATTGGTCTGATATCATCACGAATAACAGTATAGACGGTATTGTCATTTTGCTTACCTAAATCGAGGCCAGCGGTGTATGTAGCTCCTTCTTTAACAGCCTCAACTACTTCTTGGACCTTTTCTTTGGTAAATTGGTGAATATGTGTGATATAATCGTAGTCTGCCAAGTTCCATCTGCCAGTTAATTGCTTTAATTCCTTAGACATCTCAGGCTCAAAGAGCTTTGATGGAAATGCAACGACTCCTTCTTCAACGAATTCACATAAATACTCTTGACGCCAGAGTGGGTCTGGTGAGATAGCCTTCTGACCCATGACGTATTCCTCAGACAAGAATGGACATTCGAACCAAGGTTGCTTAATAGTCATGATTTGCTTGGACGATATGGCAGCCCAGAAGTGATTCTTCGTCTTCGGCGTTCCTGCCTCAATGACCAAAGCGTTTGTTGTGGCGCCAAATGGCAACACGTCCCCTGAATACTTTGCGTCTGTGATATCCTGACTTTCGTCAATAACGATGCATGTCGCCGTATATCCTCTTATCTGTGACCCAGGAGATGCTGAGAGAAATTTAGCCTCATTTCCATTTTTAGCAATGATGACTTCAGTGTTCATCTTAACTATGAAAGATGCTATGAACTCAGACTTGTCGACCAGGGTTTTAATCTTCTCGTATAGGTTTTTAATCTGGTCCTTAATAGGAGCTACAATTGCAATGTGCTCTGCCATCCATTCGCCATGGATAACTATACCCTTGCCATACAAAAGACGCCATAGGATGTACGAAGCAATAACCGTCGACTTTCCAGTCTGACGTGACCACACTGAAACAATGTGCTTATGATTCTTAGTAGAATTAATGAAGAGTTGCTGTTTAGGCGAAAGTTGCCTGCCCAGGAACACTTCGATAAAATAAATCGGGTCCTCCTCCAACTTCTTAATCAACCGTTCTGCTTCTGCAGGGTCAGTTATTTGAAAGACGTCGGGTTCGGCTTTTGATTCAGCTTCAGTCATTTTTTGAATTTAGTTTTGGTTTTAACGACGATAGGCTCTGGAGTGGCGTCTGTGTTGGTTTCACTGATTTCAGGCATTACGTAGTCTGTTGTGGTTTCTTGGAACTCAACGTTCGAACGGTCTAAATCCGCTCCATGCGTATTTTCGCCAGTCTCTGCTGATTCAGTGTCCAGGTATGCATTACCATGTTCGTCCCACTTGATTTTCTTGTGTGGGTGCTCTATCTGTATTAGTTCTTCTATTCCTTCACGTGTCAATTTTATTCGTTTCATTTTGGGTCTCCTCCGATTTAACTTCAATCGTCTTACCTGCCTCTCGAATAGAAAGAGCCTGTAGAAGATGAGCAGTGAAGTTCTTCTCGGCTTTCTGTTGTGTATCCGACTTAAGTATTCTGTCTAATGCTTCAGTAGCCTCAATTATTAGTTTGGAGAATGCCATCTTAGTCTTGAGTAACGGGTTCTCATAATATATAGGGCCAGCTGGGGTTTCTTTCTTGAGAAGGATTCCTAACGACGTGAACGCCTTATTACTCCGTCCAGAGTTAAGTAAGTTTCCGACCAGCTCATTGATGATGATGTTTGTTCGTGGGTCGGTGATATCGTATCCTGCGTCAACGAATTTCTGAAGTGTACCGAGAATTTCCTGCTTTTCGAATATGCATCGGTCATTTTTAAGCACCTCGTATGCATTGTTTTCTATGTATTGCTTAAATGTGAGGTCCCGAATATTCTGGGCTCGAAGGACATTGGCGGCAGAATCGTCAAGCTCTGTTTCTTCGTCATAGACTGCGGTGGCTTGCTTTAGGGCCTCTTCTTTGAGTTTCTCAAGACGTTTCTTTGGATACCTGCATTCCATCATTATAGGACAGTTGACACAACGCATGACTTCATACTCGAATTTCTTTATAGTAGTTTGCACAGCCTTGTCAATCTTCTCATGCAAAGCAATCATGTTCGTAGACGAACTAGCGTCGGACTTGTCCGTAAGCATCTTACCTTCAGAATCAGTTGAAACTTCCTTAGATGATTCCTTCTTATTAAGTTCCATATTATTATAAATATATGGATATTTATATATTTATCGGTGGCAAAGCCAGCCTTCAATTCGCGTCTACCTTAAAAGGTAGTTAGCGAATTTTTCTATTTTAGAAAGGACCGTACCGGATGCTTGCATGCGAAAATGTAAATTTTGCGATTGTGCCTTACAAAGGCTTGCTGAGCAAAATGTATATAGTGGGCAGGGCTATATATACAATCATAACTCAAACAACATCTTTCTAACATCTATACTACACACTATACTTCTCCAACATATACTTTCTACTTATTTAAAAAATAAAAAAAAATAAATAATCATTTCTTAAATAAATTAAAAATAAATAAATCATCTATCAAAAAAACTAATTCTTCATCTTTCATACTTTCACACTCACATAATTATTATTTCTTTCTTTACTCCCACTTACTAATTTATCTCCAATTCTTAAAAACTCTTCTTTACTCATATTTCTTTTTTTTAACTCACTTACTAATACTTCATTTAATAAACTTCTTTTTACTCTACTATATACTCTTTTTACATTATTAAATACTAATCCCATCTCACTCTCATAAACACTTTCTAATTTCTCTTTATTCACACTTTCTAATTTTTCTACTTTTACTTTCTCAATAAAATTTAAAAAATTAACATTCATTCTTATTTCTTTACTTACTTTTTTAACTTCTTTCATACTCATATTTTTTTTATCCATTTTTTTCACTCTCCAATTAATTACTCTTACTATCACTAATCACTACTACTATATAAATCTTTCTATTTTCACTTATTCTAAAACTTTTAATCAATACTCAAAACTTTTAAAAATATATTCTCTAAACTATACTTCTCTAAACTATATATTCTAAACTAAAACATCTATATTCTAAACTATACTTCTCTAAACTATACTTTCCAATCTCTATATTCGACTATCTATATCGACTTTGGTTCGCTCGCTCTCGTTCGACTGACTCCTGGTAATAAAGAAAAAGAAAAGGACTCAGACCATCTCCGACTCACATCATAGGATACTGACTGGATGGCTCATGCTCATCATCTGGTAAAGACTCCAAGATCTCATCAGCTTCTGTACGACTGTACTCAGCATACATCTCGCTGGCTCTCTCCATCTCGTCTTCTGGTATTGAATGCGTTGGTATGTCATCATAGAATGCGTTCTGTATCATTTTAGTTTCACTCTCCATTGGTTTTGTTTTTGAATGCGATATCTCATTTGATTACTCACTAAAAAAAAAAACTACTTATTCTATATCTTTCACCATTACTATCTCACTAACCCAAAAATCTACTTCATCTCTCAACATACATAATCTATCTCTATCTCTCATTTTATCACTCTCCATAATAATACTCAATACTCTACTCTTTATAAATCTATCTACGAACGATCGTCATTACAATACCACCATATCAAACGATCCCGCCCGACGTGTGTTCGAAAAAAAATAACGAATTTAATTCGCTATCCAGCGTAAACTCTCGATATCTTCTATCGCTATTCGATAGACATCTGGTTCGAAATCTTCTTCGTCTGCTTTATCGACATATATCTCGATTGATACGAGCTTCTCGGCGTCTGATTCGATAGTCTTATCACGCTTGTATCCAACGATTGATACTTCGCTGTATCCCATCGATGACTCGATTGTTACTCCCGACTTTAGTGTGACTAGCACGCTTGGGTCCCAGTCAGATGTATGTTCGTACCAGCCCAGCTCTTCGATGAGTTCGTTCTCTCGCATGAATCGAATTAATGCGACGATTTTCTTTGCGTGTGTTAATGCGTTTATATTTATCTCATTCATATATATCACTCTCCATAATAATACTAATCATCTACTCTTTAAATACTTTTCTACGACCGACCCCGTTAGCATTTAGAATGCGATCACTTGTTCGAAGTTCTCTTTTGATTCGACTAACCATTGTAACTGTCCACGTAACCAGTCTTGTTTAGAATAGTCGTCTCTATCTGCGTCGTCATACCATTGGTCTGTAAGCCAGAGTTGTAGTTGATTTATTTGGTCTTTCATCGTGTGTCACCTAGTTTTCTACTTCGAGGGTTAGTCTGACTTTGTAAGTTATCTCTTCGCCATCGTCATTATCGAATGCGATATAGCTATCTGATGTGAAGCTATCGTAATCATCATAGATATCTAGCGTCTCTATATAATCGATAGCTTTAGATAAGAAATACCCGTTCACTTCGCCAATAGACAGATTCTCTATTAACGAATGCTTCTCTGTTATCTCTAGTTCAAATAGAATGCGTGGGTCTGGGCTATCATCGTTTGCTAATGCTTGGTCTATGTCTGCTTGATTATTAACTATTACTTTCATTTTATCACTCTCCATAAATACTATTAATTACTACTACTATATAAACTTATCTACGTCCGAGCCCGTTAGTCACCTGCTCAGATAAATGCGAAGACTATGATAACGTCTTCGATAAATACGACTTTCATACGTGCGAAATCGTAAGGGCTCTCGTACTTCTTTACTATCGATAGTATCTTCTCGTTAGATATCACTTCGTTAAACTTACGAAAGACTAACTGATTGATTACGTCTAGTTCTTCTGTCGCTTCGTCTGCTAAGTGGTACGCTTCGACCATTTCGATATCTTCATTCTCGAGCTCAACTCGAAGGCTCTCGAATACTTCACGTGCGTTCTCATTCATTTCTTTCATTTTATATCACTCTCCATAATAATACTAATCATCTACTCTTTATAAATCTATCTACGAGCGACCGAACCCGCACGCCTCCAAGCTACATCTAAGGAAGGGACGTACTGGCCCGAACCCGCACGCTCACGCTCGCTCTATTGATTTGCCATTGAGGGTTCAAGTAAAGTTAGGTGAATACAATTTAAGTTTAACTTAAGTATATTTATTTGTTACAATTGGTACAACCGATACAATATTGTATCCTTTGTATATATTGTAATTTTTTAGAATAACTATAATAATAATATAATATTTAAGAAAGCACGGAGACGACGAAAGTAATCACTTGTCGAGCTGGACAGCCAATAGTTATCCCGTAGAATGTGAAGTATTTGGCTAGAATGCGACAAGTAAATGCGTCTTATTACTAGTTTGCATCGATTGCAATATTTATGTCAAAGTAAATGCAACGACTAATATAGATACAGAGGTAAGTAGTATGCACTCTCGTACTCTACTCACAAATAAGTAGTCAACGAATAGTTTGTTCTCACTTTGTCTCTACTTTGCAGGGTTTAGACTCTCGCAGTATAGAATGCGTATATAGATTCCCGAGTACAATACCCTGCAAAAGAAAGCAGGGTCACAGCCACAAGGGCTGTTGTCTGCCTGCAAAAGAAAGCAGGGTCACAGCCACAAGGGCTGTTGTCTGCTACCAAGTGAGTACAAAAGAAAATGAGGGCCAGCCAGCAGAATTAGACTTGGAGAGTGAAACTTGCTGACTGACCCAAACTCCCAGAAGGAGATGGATGTGTGGTTAGTATAAATGTTAATCTCCGTCCTAATCAGGATGGCCCGATTTGACAAGGATTTGGCTTGTCTTTTCTTCATTGACCATTGCGAGATATTCTTCTTCGCTTAGGTCTCTGACATCGATGCCAGGAATAATCTTCCCGAACGCATTTCTGTCACGCTGTTTCTTCTCCCACGAGTTACCACGAGGGATACTAGCCAATACATCGTTATAATGTGTGACTTTCTTTATTTGATATCTTCGTCTCATTTTATCACTCTCCATTTAATAATAGTAGTAATACTCACTACTATATAAACTCTTCTACGCTTACTTTGTAAGCTTTAAGAGTTAGCGTCCAGCTAGCTGGAAAGCGAATCTTTCTACGAAAATAAGGAACGATTTTTGAAAAGTGCAAAAAAAAAGAAGAGTTGGTTTACTCTTCGATAATTTCTTCGACTGGCTCAACAGAACCAGAGTTCGCTGGCTTTTGCTTCTTAGCTTTGCCCTGCTTGTTGAATGGCTCCTTTAGCTTTCCAGCTTCTTTGAGCTCTGCTTTCAAAGCAGTGTAGTCGATACCAGCTTTAGCTAAGTAACGTGCCACAGCCTTTGGGTTTGGCCCAAGGCTTCGTTGAATCTCTGCTAATGACATTCCTGTCTTAGCTGCTTCGACCGCTTGGTCTTTAATTTCTTGCGTATATTTCGCCATAGTTGATGCACCTCCATGCATAGTGTTGCTGACAAATGTGATGGTATTGTCGACAGTGTAAAGGAATCTAATAATGTTCATTTTGTGTCGTTGCTCCATCTATTTATCATAATAGTAGTAAATACTACATCTTTATAAATGTTGCTACGATTTTAACGACTTATAAGCTTCTGATGTTCTTTCGTCTAGCATTACTGCGACTTTTAGTCCGGCTTGTATAGCTCGGACCGTTTCACTTGTCCATTTGTTATTCTGTGATTGTGATTTGAGTTCCATCTTAGCCTCAAAGTCGTGTTCAAAGCGTGTTAAGTTAGTCAGGAATTCTTTGACTAGTTTCTTCTGTATCCATCGCTTTTGCATTATGTCAGCTAATTCGTGCACTGACAATTCCCTCATACTGTATCGAATGCGAATTAGTAACACCTCAGTTAAGGATAGCCTCTATTTGCTTAACGACCTCTTCGTAGGTAGTTTCATTGTCTTCAGCCCAGCCAGATAGCATATCTGCTCCATAGTCAGAATATAATACTTCGCACATTTGTTTCTTGAGTGCGTCAATCATTTCTGTAGCCCCGGCTGGTCTAATCGCATCTGGTCTAGTACTGCTTTACGACATCTAGCTAGACCAGCTTTACGCTCAAAGTCTACGTCGTCGCCCTCATCTAAATGTAGGACTTCTCCAGCAGTGAATGTCTGGAAGTTACGCGATTTCTTCACTTCGTATGTTAGCTCTTTGATTCGTGACATTATAGTCCCTCCGTGTATACCATTAACTCTCGTTGTGCTTGCTCTAACTTCCTAGCATGATACTCAATATCGTGCTTGATGTCTTTTATCTTCTTCTCTTTGAATTCTTCGAAGTCATTCATTTTGGCCCTCCAGCACATCTGCGACTAACTTAGCTTTGTTGACTTTATCCAAGAGAGCTTTGAACTCGTCTTGTAACTCTGGTACGTCCAGTCTACTCAAGGCATTGATAATAACCTTTTGCATCCAGTCGCACTCGTGTGCCATTCTTCGAAGGTAATGCTTTAGAAGTCCGATGTCTTCGAAGTCTGTCTTTCCTGTGTAGTTAAACAATGGTATCTTGCAATCTTCGAAATGCTCAATGACCATTAATAACGTCGTGTCGTGTGTCATAGTTGTTTTCCTCCCTATTTAATAATATACTCATACTGGTATTAAAGGCAACTACTATATAAACTCTTCTACGCTTACAAAGTAAGCTTAAAGAGTTGTCGCCTAAAAGCGACTGAATCTATCTACGAACTTACGCTTTTTACGCTTCTCGTACTTTCTGACGTCAGCGATAGCGTCTTCCCAAGTATCGTAGTCTTTTGCTATCTCGGCAATAGATGAGTATAGCTTACGCTTACGTATCTTCTTGTGATTGTTCATGATTATAATCGTAGCGCATGATGTAGGTAGGCACTTAATTGTGATTTGCCCAGCCTCTTTCTGCGTCAATGAGTCTCTGTAGTTCTTCTTCAGTAGAACGTCCTTTACTCCTTAGCTGTGTTATGTTAAGGTCGAACAGAGCTTCCATAGTTCCGCACTCATCGCATACTTTCTTTGCTGGGTCTCGTCTACTCATTGCTGGTAGAAAAGCTTTACGTATGCCGCATCTTGGGCATTTGGGTACTTTGGTCTTCGTCGGTGTATTCATTTTTGCTTACCTCGCGTAGTTTATCTCTGTCGTTGAGTTCATACAAGTGGCCGCTCTTTTTGACAAAACGTCGCTTGCATTTAGAACACTGATAGAATTTATCCCTATCAGTATTCGCTTTCTCCATAGGTATATTACAACCGATGCAGTCCATTTCATTTCACCTATTCGTTTTCAACCATTTCTGGAGTGGGTACTGTGAATACTTGTCCGTATTGTCTGGAGTATTCATCTATTAGCTCCTGTGCTTGAGCCATGTCAGCATAATTCATTTCATTGATGAAACTTTGAATGCGTTCGGCCTCTATTTTGCCATTTCTCCAACATCTGTGGTCGTCTGAGTATTCGAAGTGATAATCGAACTTATCCAAATCGTCTTCTAGAAGTTGAAGCTTTGTCTTAATTGTTGGCTTAGTCTCAAGCTTGAGAATCTTGCAGTCTATATCATCACTGATACTGTGCTTCATATCTTGGAAGAACTCTATCTGCTCTTGCTTGTCCAAACCATGCTCGTCAGCTATCCCTTGCAGCTGTTGCATAGTGGTTGCTACTATTTCGTAGATTACTTTGTATTCACCCATGTTTGATACCTCATTTATTATATATCTATAGTATATTTAATACTATGTTATATATAAATATTCCTACGAAGAAAAAGTCGAACTAACCAGCTTATGCACTGATTAGTTCTGAGATTTTTAAGCCGTTGTCTTTTAGAAGTAAGCTTAAGTTGACCGTACGATAGTCAGTTGTCGTTAAACGCTTTTGTGCGTTCATGTCTTTGATTTTTTTAAGACCGACTTCAATATCGTCAACGTTCAATAACTCTTGCTTATCCACTAGACTTCGTCCGGAGAACTCTTTCCAGGTTACGAGATGGAAGTGTTTCATTCTGTTTTACCTCCCTTAGCTTTTACTTTGAGAGTCTCATAATCTGACTCTGTGAAGAATGCGTTTGCGTCTCCACCCTTTTCAGTAATGAACTCGATGGCATTCTCTTTGTCAAAGCTGCGTCTCTTGTTCATTGTATAGAGTAGCATGTTGTCTTCATCTTCGAATGCGTCAAGGTCATTAGTCTTGAGTATCAAGAGCATCTCTGTACGAAGCTCGTCCTTCTCCTCTTTCAGTGCTTTGATCTTCGCCAGTATATCGATGTATGTCTTCATCGCTTTACTTAATTCGTCCATTACAATTCACCGCCATTTTTCATCATTAGAACTGTTGCACGCGTTATCTTGATAGCACTAAACAGGCCATCTAAAGGGATACCGGTCATGCCAATCTGCTTCGCTTGTAGCATTTGCATATCCTCAAAGGATTTAATGATTGGCTTACACCAAGGACAGTCGTATTGACTTCCAGGTTCGTGATATCTATGTCCGCCTTTAGCTTTAGTAGCCCCATCAGTAGTCTTAGGAGGTGGTATCTTCTCTTTGTGATGCTGAACACCTTTTTGCCCTAAGCTATTTAAACGTATCATTTCGTTATAGAAGCCTTCCATAGTCATGTCTGTCTTGACTTCGACCCTCTGTGGCTCTGGTTTCTTAGCTTTAGACATCTTTTCTTTGTCCTTCTGTATGTTTGCTTCTTCGTCTTTGATTATCTTTTGGGCTATGGTTGGTTCTGTCATTATCGCACCTTCGTTACTAATAGTTCTCCTGACGGTGTAGCCAATACATATACGTTCTTAACGCGTATAAGTCTGGCATTCTCTGCTGTATAGGCTCTCTGTTCTTTCATTGACCAGAGTTCGTGTTGTGGGTCTGGCATGTTAATCAACTCCGAAGCTACCAAGAGTAGCTATGTTATCGTGTGGGTCTACTAACTTGCCCGCTTTCAACTGTAGCGTATCTATTTCTTTGTAGTAAGTAACGGGTGTTCGCTTATCATGTCTTGCTTTCTTGAAGATTACAAGGTCAACGCCCGCACTAATCATCAGCTTAAGACACTCGAAGCATGGCTCATGTGTAACATAGACTGTGCATTCATCCAGTGCTATACCATTCTTGGCACATTGAGTGATAATGTTCTGTTCTGCGTGGATAGTTCTGACACAGTGGTCGTTAACCATCTGATGGCCAGCATCATCGCAATGCGTCATGCCAGGTGGACTACCATTATAACCACTCATGATAATGCGTTTGTCTTTCACTGCAACCGCACCCACTTGTGCACGATTACATGTTCCACGCTTAGCTGTCAATTCAGCCAGTTGCATAAAGTATTCATTCCTGTCTAGTCTTTTCGAACTCATCGTAGTTTACCTCCACGTCCATTAATACTTGTGTTACTTTGCATTCAGAGATAAGGTCTAGCTCAGCCAACGACAATTTCTTGATTATGTTCTTGACCATTTCATTGACCAAGTTCATGTCTGTCGTCTTGACCTTTATTTTTATCTCTGTTTCTGTCGTTACGTCTTTAGGTATATTTGGCATGTTTTTATCCTCCGGTGTATAGGATTTAATCCTAAGATACTAAGTGATTACCCCTGATATACTATATAGGAAAGCACAAAGTCCATTAGGATAAAAGCCTAATATCTTAGGATTAATATCCTTAATATATTTAATATATACTTACTTATAAACTTTTCTCTGAATAAGCGATTTTCAGCTTGTCTATTTCGCTTGCTTCTTTAGTGTGAATCTCTTTGAGTTGTGCTGCTTGACTGTTATCTGGTTCGAATCCTTCAAGTAATCCACGTAAATATAGGATGTGGTTCTTGTCAATCCAGTCAGCGACTTCATCTTCTTTGATAGTACGTAGGTATGATACCACTGTAGCATGATTACGCATTTCGTTCATCGCGAAAATTTGGGATTTCTGTATTTGTCTGATTGTGTTGTATATCTTCGTTGTTGTTTTAATAGCCATCTTCTTCCACCTGTATGCCGAACTGTTGTATCTTTAGTTCGTCTTTTTCTTCCATCTGCTCAATGATTGTTGTTAGTCTGCTATGTAATTCTATGATGACATGTTTCCGTAGAGTATCAAAGACGTCTTTGAATGAGCCCTCAGAGATTATCATACCAGTCGGTGTTACTTTAGCTGCATGACACTCGATATCATCTATGATGTCCATTTCGTCAGTCTTGCTGAAATCTAACTTGTCTGTGATATAGAAAGAATAACTGTCAGCTAATTCTTTCGCTAGCGCTTTTATATCTATTTTAGGACTGTCATTTTCCATAAGTCAAGCACCCCGTTTTTCATCTGTATCTCGTATTCAGAAAATAGACTCTTCATGTCTTGTCTATTGAATGAGACTTTGCTTTCGCTTGTTATTGCACCATACATGACTCTCACTGGTATGAGATAAGTATCACTGTTCCTCCAGCCTTCATCATAGAAGGTGACACAGAAGTATGCTTTGTGCATGAAGAACTTATTCTCGAATGATAACATATCGTGCATCTGTTTAAGTCTCTTGTGTGCCAGCCTACCCTTACCCTCTTTGCATGTTACTTGCTTGCATTCTACGAGGTATAAATGAAGATTGAATATTGAATGATTGGACTCTTCGTAAGTCATGATGTAGTCACCAGGCGTGTTCTGATGGGATAAAGGATTGTTGTGTAGCTTCATTCCCCAGAACTCAGTGTGCGCTTTGATTGTCTTACTGAACATCTTCTCGAGCTTATTTTTTACCACGTTTTTTCACCCTCTTGATTCGTTTAAATGGTGGGTCTAGAACTAGCTCAGTCAATAGAGAGAACAGACTATCATTGTCTGTGTCTACAGTTCTAAATGTGCCATCGCTTTGTTGAGTTGTGTATTTCATGCTTGACGCACCTCTGCTTGTGATAAGTCGTCAGGTTCATCTTTGTCGTCTCTGAAGCAGACAAACCTTGGATTGCGTATCGAATTAGTCTCAGTGATTTCGTTATATTTGATTTCAACGATATCTCCTATGTAGTCAGTATTGTCACCTTCAAAATCTGTTTCTGAGGTGAGATATTCACACATATCATCAGTAAGACCAGAGCCCACATCTACTCTGATTTTACCCGAGGCATCTATGAGCTCTAGTGTTGCTACTTTCCCACTCCTTTTTCCCTCGCCCAGCTTGTAGCCAATGCATTTAAGGTCTGCAGTTAGTACTTTCTTGCACTTAAACATGTGCTTGCGTGAGTTTCTTTCATATGGACGTGAGTCTAATTTGATGATTATCCCTTCTTCACCTCTTTCGTTGAGATAGGAATAATAATCCTGAGCCTCCTTAAGACTATTGGCATTATAGTGTTCGGCGGTAAATAAGGATTGGCTATTATTATTATTTATTTGATTATCCTTTAGTTCCGTGATACCTAATCCTTGGCATAAACTATATAGATTTGCCCATCTATCCTTATATTGTAGTCCTTCGTCCATTAATAAGTCCCAGATAATGAGTTTCTTAGGTGATGTATCGGATTTATTCATTAGACTCTGGAAAGAACGTGATATTACTTCACAGTCAAGGATGACATGATTGCCAGCAAACCTTTGCTTTAGCTCCTCGACTATTTCTGGATATAAGTCGGTCCGGTCTTTCCCTCTTCTAGAGGTTAGAGACACGCCCATCATATATGAGCTTTCTACAACGACAGCATCATCTGCTGGTGGTATAGTTCTATCAACCCAGACTTCAGCTTGGATACGAATACCATCATACTTGCATTCCATAGAGCAAGGAAAGGTAATCTTCTTCTTGACCATTTCTTCGTCGTATAGGTCCAGCTTGTCACATAGCTGCATTGAGAACTTCTTGATGATAGGTAGCTTTAGTGTTCTAAAGGCTTTATTGATAGTCTTGACTTGTACCCCACACCTTAAGTCTTTGAGTATTGCTCTGCAGAACCATTTCTTCTTTTGTGGCTCAAGTTGATAAAAGAATGTAGCTATTTCTATTTCTTGTTTAGCACCAGAAACTGTCAATAAATGATTACCGAAGCGTATTAAATCCTGAACTTTATGTGACTGTTTACCAGGAGTGTATATGAATTCAGCTGTTGCAAACCAATCTGAGATATGGTCATATTCATGTTCAAAGATATTAAAAGCATTTATGAATGTCTTCTCTTTTACACCGAACACTTGGTCATTAAATGCAAATCTAAAGAAAGACTCTGCATTCCTCACAGTCTTGAGTATCTTGATAAGGTAGTATTCCTTATCAAGACTACCGTTAAGACTCTCTAAGTGGTTTAACATATCGTAAAAATTCATAGGTTGACCTCAATATTATTTTATCTATAGTATATATAAATATATTGATATTTATATATTTTTCTACGAATGACCTTAATAATCTACGATTATGTCTTCCGCAGCATTCTCAGCCCTTATTTCATCACACAGTTTTTTGATTGTGTGTGGATTATAATCAGGAGCTTCCATGTTGATTAGTCTTCTGAGTTGCTTCCACGTCATCATGCCACGCCTAACGTGATATCGTAAGAACTTTCTCTTCACAGACCGTTTCTTGATTGCAGCGACTGTATCTAACTTCTTATACTTGACCTCTAACTGACGCTGATAAATCTTTGCTGGCGCAGGCACTTTGAAACCCCATTCAGTCAGACATAGGTTGTAGAGTTGCGTATCTTGGAAGGCTATCTTAAGCTGCTCGATATAGTACTTGATTTCAGGTCTGAATTCGAAGCCTTCTTGCTTAAGCAACTTCATGACGTGGACCGTATCCGTAATAATCTTATGAGGCTCGCTATTCTTTATGTGTAAGTATAGAGTCCCATCTTCTTTGATGATAGCCTTCTGGATACAGCTCTGGTCTTTGAACATACAGCCGTTCTCTACTTTCGTAGGGATATATTTACGGTTAAGGTATGCAAGGACATTGTCTTTGTTGATGACCATACTCTTCAATAGTGCATCACAGCCTTCCTCATCGTAATGCGCTTTGATAATACTCCTATTACGAAAAAAGATAAAGCCCTGAACAACATGTGTGCTCTGCTTCATTACTTGCAACATCAGAGTTTTCACACAGTCGCTTAGTTTCTTTTCATAGATTAGTTCAGTCATGTTTTCACCCAAGTAGGACTTCTCCGTATACCATTTCTCCAGATGATGCGTTGATATAATTGTATTTTGCTACGATATATTCTTGTGTCATATTCCCAGCAAATACATGCATTTGGAAATCTGAGCCAA